CAGTGACAGTTTCAAGCGCATTTAGTTCAAGTTATGACAATTACAGAATTTTAATAAGCGGTGGGTCTGGTGCAAATAGTGGTTCAATAACTATGCAATTAGGTTCAACTACTAGCGGATATTACCTTGCAGGATTTTATCAATCATTTAGTTCAACCCCTACATTAAATGCTTATGGCTTCACAAATGGCAGTTCTTTTAATTGTGGTTATATGGCTGCCGATGGTATTGGTTCAATGATAGATATAAATATGCCAAACGCTGCTGACCAAACAGTTCTTAGCGTAAAACAAATAACCTTGCAAACAAATGGAACTTTAGCCTTTTATCAAGGTTATGTAAATAATACTACTTCTTACACAGCATTTACATTAACATTTGAACATGCTCAAACAGGTGGCGAAATCCGCGTTTATGGTTATCAGAATAGTTAAGGGGTAAAAAATGACATACAAAGTGCAAATTGATGATTTAGTAAGAGATGCAAATGCTGATGAGATTGCTGCTATTGAATTGCAAAAAGCAGAATTGGCAGCACAAAGAACCGAAGCCGAAACAAAAGCGGAAGCCAAACTTACGGCACAGGCTAAACTTGCATCACTCGGATTAACTGTTGAAGATTTAGAAGCATTGGGATTGTAAATAATTGATCAGTCAAAATGGATGGACTGCATCCGCTGATCCTAAAGAAATCGGGATCGGTTCATTTGTTGTGCCTGGTACAAAGATCAAATTGAGATGCGCTGAATCAGTCGCTCCCCTAATAACCACATTTGCTGCCGAATTTCATGAGCATATTGAAAAAATAGATGAAGGCAAATTGGATGATTGGGGTTATTGTTTCAGGAATGTTCGGGGTTCTAGCGACAAACTGAGCAATCATTCAAGCGGTACTGCAATTGATTTGAATGCAACAAAACATCCATTGGGTCATGCTGGCACATTTACGCCAATGCAATCAGTTTTGATCCAGGCGTTATGCAAAAAATATGGATTGACCTGGGGTGGAATGTTTAGGCGACCTGATGAAATGCATTTTGAAATTTCACTTAATCCAGCCAAGTGTGCTGAGTTGATTGGAAAACTAAACCTAAAGAAAGTGGGTTGAAATGAAACATGCTAAAGAATTGTTGGCAAGTTGGCTTCGGTCATACTTAGCCGCTGCCCTAGCCGTTTTCATGGCTGGTGGCACAATTAAGCAAATGGCATTGGGTGGCGTGGCTGCAATTGCACCAGTTGTTATTCGCTGGCTCAATCCTGATGATAAAGCATTTGGAGTTAATGCCAAGTAATGAGTACAAATGAATGGATTGCGGTGATCGGGTGCGTTATTGCGCTGCTCACTGCAATCTATTCAGTCATGAAAATGGTTACTAAATCAATTCTCACCGAATTGTTGCCAAATTCTGGAAAATCGATGCGTGATGAATTGCGAGTTTTATCCAAGCGCGTGGATGAGATTTACAGCATCCTGGCTAGCAGGGATACTGACAGGTAACAAATTAAGTTTTGGCACATAACCCTTCAAATGCTTCAAATGGGTAGCCAAGCGGTTTTGATCCTGAGCGATTAACACTTCAGCAGTTAATGGTTTTTCAGGCTTACTTGCAGGTAGGTTCAACCAATCCTCATTCAAAGCATATAAATTAGCCGCCCTCTTAACCTGATCTAGCAATCCAGCCATTTGATTGCCATTTACATAAATCTCAAATTTGCGGATGTTTTTGCCTAGTCGATCCCCTGGTTCAGTTGATGACATTTCAATGAGCAAATCCCCTGGGTTGATCACGCGATCATCCTCACCAAATACCAATGCCCGCATTGAGGATTTAAAATTGACTTCAGTAGTAGCCCTTATTCGACCTGATGAGTTCATGAATCTCCATTGAATCATGTCTGCGGTGTGTCAATCCTTGACCAGTGTCAGTGGTCAGGTTTAACCTTAATCTCATCAAATGATACGCATTTGATAAATCGTCAGACAAGGGGTGTTGCCCAAATACTGAGATGATTCGATAATCCGCTTATCTACATTATGTAAACCTAACTTAACATAATGCCAGCGTATTTATCATCTTAGATTTAGGTTTTATCCCCTGATCTGACCATAACAGATCGGGAGCAATACAGATGGGTTCAACACTTCAAACGCTGATAATCAGCGCAGTTGGCATGGCTATTGGTGTCATGATCGGAGTTAAAACAGGCTATAAACGCGGCGATACTGAAGGCAGCCGCCGTGGATTTGCGCGTGGGATACAAGTATCACGCCAAATTGTTAAGCAGGTAAATGATGCCGCTTGAAAATTATGAAACAGTGGCTGAGCGCATTGAGAAGTTTTGGATGCGTTTTGCGAATGGTCGAATTGACCAAAAAATCATTTATCAGGATGGCACGCGTTACATTGTGCAAACTGATCTATACAGGGATGCGAATGATCTGCTCCCCTATTCAACTGATTTTGCTGAAGAAATCAGATCGAGTTCAAATCGCTTCCCATGCGAAAATGCATCTACCAGTTCAATTGGTCGCGCATTGCACACTGGTGGCATCAGCAAATTTAGTGAGGGAATCCCACGGGAATCGGCTGATCGCATGTCCAGGGTCAATCTAAGCGTTGTGCCTGATCCTGAGTTTGCATCGGTCGGGGCTGCAATGGATGTAATGGTCAAAGAGATTTATGAGGGTGTTACGCACTCAGAAAAACCTCAATGCGCACATGGATACATGCTCGAAAAAGCGGGCGTGGGCAAAACGGGCAAGCCCTACGCGGGTTATGTGTGTGGGTCAAAAACCAATCAATGCAAGCCGATTTGGAATTGACATGGGCGCAATGAGTTTCTCACGCAATGGAGTATCAGCCCACATCACCGCTGAAGGTGAATGGCTAAATGACAAACAGGCTCAGCAATGTGATTTGTGTTTTGATGCTCAGCCCAAAGGAGATTTGATCAGGATTGTAGATGATCGATTCTCCATTTGCCAACGCTGCTACTTGAAACATTTAACTAGATGATCCAAGTAAAACTGACCCAGGCTGAAGAAATGATCGCAGCCAGGGTTGGTTTAGCACGGGCTGAGAATGCCAAGTTAGGCAATTACTCCCACCGCTTCCCCAGCATCTCACCCACCAACTACTTCGATGAAATGTTATTGCATGTAAATGCCACGGGTGCTGAAATCGCGGTTGCACGGGCATTAGGGCTTCATAACTTTATGCCCACCATCAATTCATTCAAACATGATGCAGATATTGGCGCATCCATTGAGGTCAAATGGACTAAGTGGCTGGATGGTCATTTGATCGTAGCCAACCATGATCGTGAGGATGACATTGCCATCTTGTGTGTAGGCATTGCACCTGAGTATCGGGTCATTGGCTACATCCCAGTCTTAGCGGCTAAGAAACCCAGGTTTAAGCATTCTAAATCTGAATCATGGTGGGTTAGCCAAATCAATTTGCGACCAGTTGAAACATTATCAAGGAGCGTTTATGCCACTGCATCCATTTAATTGCCGAATCTGTAAAATCAAAACCCAGGGGCTGGAGCGAATAGTTGGTGACACACTCCCACCTGGGCTAAAAGTCTTGGAATGCACGGGTTGTGGCAACCTGGGTGTTGAATTTGTAGGCGACACGCCTGGTGAATCTCATGCTTAGCCACTTGACAGAGCCAGTACGATCGCCAAAGCCCGCTGGAGATGCAGGGCATAAAATCTCCATGCGTGGCTCACTATCGGGAGTTCTATGTCTATTGCTATTGCAATTGACCAGCGTGGAAAAAACTTATTCCCAAACACCTGTTGATCATTTCAAACTATATGCACACTCATTAGTTGTTAGTGCTAAAGAATATAGATGTTTAGAGTTGTTATGGTCTAAAGAATCTAATTGGAATCACAAAGCCAAGAACAAACAATCCAGTGCATTTGGGATACCTCAGTTACTAAAGATGAAAACAACTGACCCGTATGAGCAAATCAATTTAGGATACAAATACATAAAGGCGCGTTATGGCACACCATGCAATGCCTGGTCTTACTGGCAGATAAACAAACACTACTGATGTCTAAAGCATGGAGTAATGGCTCAACAAAGGGATGGCGTGAGATACGAAAGCGCATCATTCAAAGAGATCAGGTCTGCCAGTTGTGTGGACTTGATGAAGGACAAATGCACATTGATCATATAATTCCAAAATCAAAGGGTGGTAGTGATATGGATTCAAATTTAAGATTGTTGTGCCGTAACTGCAATTTAAGGCGTGGGGCTCGTTTTTTTGACAGCGTTTCAACACCCCCGACTCTCCATGATCGTTTTACCCCCACAAATGTGAGCATAAGTCATGATTAAGGATGAAACATTAGTGATCAGTAATGATCAAATCGTGATCGGTAATGATCGGATTGAATCGGATTTTGCTCAGTCATTAGCAGGGCAGTTTGGCAGTCCAACGCCTAGAATCCACACGCCACTGAATGATTTACCATCACGCGGGTTTGAAATCATTGATTTTGCTGCATCCCTCAAACTTGAATTGATGCCCTGGCAAAAATTTGTGTTGGAGCATTCACATAAAGTTAAACCTGATGGCAGGTGGGCTACTCCCCTGGTTACCACAATTGTTTCCAGGCAGTCAGGCAAATCCACATTGATGCTGCTTCGCATTTTGGCGGGCATGTTTATATTTGATGAGCCATTGCAAATATCATCAGCCCACCGATTGACCACATCCCTGGAGCAATTTAGAACGCTGGTTTCGTTGATCGAAGCCAATGATGAGTTGGCTAAAAAAGTTCAAAGGATTAAATGGTCACATGGTAATGAGGAAATCACTGTTGCTAATAAGTCTGGAATCTCCAGGTTCGCAATTAAGGCTGGAAACAGTGCAGCCCGTGGTACATCACCAACAACAGTCTTACTTGATGAAGTTCGCGAGCAGCATGACCTAGAGGGGTTTGCCAGTTTGCGGTATTCCCTTTTAGCCGCAAAAAATCCAATGATCATGGCTTTCAGTTCAGCGGGTGATCAACATTCTTTAGTTTTGAATTTGCTCAGAGATCGCGGTATTGCATCAGCGGCGGGCGCACCTGATGACATTGCTTATTTTGAATGGTCTGCTCCAAGTGATGATGTCAATGATCCCAAAAACATTATTGCTGCCGTTCCAGCATTAGGTCATACCATTCACGCAGATAACATTGCCCAACTTCTCAATGATCCTCATGAAGTTGTAATGACCGAGGTGTTGAGTAGATGGGTGGCAACAATAACTGCCGCAGTGGGTGAAATTGAATGGCGTGCATGCCAATCCCCTGATTTGGAATTAAACCCTGAGAAAATCACCTGGATGGCATTGGATCACTCCCCTGATCGAAGGCATGCAGCGTTGGTCGCTGCCCAGCAATTAGATGATGATAAATTTGTGATCAAACTCCTTCACACCTGGTCAAATGAATTGACCCTGGATGATAAGGCGATTGCCAATGATGCATCCGCGTACTGCCGCAAATATCCAATCGAGCATTTATTATTTAGCCGTAAAACTAGCGGTGCGGTGGCTGATCGATTAAGGCACGCGGGCATTCCAGTTCAGGAGGCTGATGGCTATTATCCCCAAGCGGTTGATGAATTTTTGTCAGCCATAAATTCAGGCAGATTACGCCACACAAATCAGGAAGCCCTAAACATCCAGGTGCTATCAGCGGTTAAATTAAATCGCGGTGATGGTGGTGTTGTATTTGGTAGGCGGGCAAGTCAATCAGCAATTTGTGCTGCCGTGGCTGGTGCGCTGGTTACACATTTTGCGACACGCCCAACGACAGATGTGGACATATTAGTCGGTTAATGGTAGATGCCTGAAAAAATTAAGGCATGGCGTTACTTGATCGATTTAGAACAGTTCAAACAAATGCGGCTGCTCCAGCCGTTGATGTATGGGCTTCACTCGCGCCGCTAAACAACATTGATGCGTTGTATCCGTTTATGCCAACGCAGTTCACTGCTACTTATCAAGAATTTATGAGCATCCCAACGGCGGCACGCGCACGCAACATAATCAGCGGATCACTCGCTTCAATCCCTATGGTTTTGCGTGATCGATCAACTGGTGAAAGATTAGATGCACCAAGATGTTTTAACACACCTGATCCACGCGTGCCAGGTCAAGCCGTTTATTCATGGTTAGCCAGCGACATTTTGTTATATGGGTTTGGGTATTTACAAATTACCGAATTATATGCCGACACATTTAGAGTTAGATCAGTTCAAAGAATTGACCCAATCCGCGTTACTATTAAAACTAATGCCAATGCCAGCGAGATAACAGGTTATGCCATAAATGGTGAAGACATCCCGAATGAAGGCATTGGCAGTTTAGTTGTATTTTATGGAAATGATGAAGGCGTGTTAAATCGCGCTGGTCGAACAATTCGCACTGGTGCAGCACTTGAACGCGCCGCTGCAAATTACGCCAATGAGCCAATTCCATCGATGGTTTTGAAATCCAATGGATCAGCATTGCCCGCGGATCGAATTGCAAAATTGTTGGAGCAATGGGGCGTTGCCAGGAGAAACCGCAGCACTGCATTCTTGAATGCTGATGTGACAATGGAATCAGTTGGATTTGATCCTGAAAAATTACAATTGGCTAAAGCCCGTGAATATATTGCAACTGAAATTGCGCGTGCGTGTGGAATCCCTGCATATTTTGTTGATGCATCATCAGGATCATCTATGACATATAGCAACGCAACAACTCAAAAAGAAAGTTTGCTGCAACTAAGTTTAATGCCAATCATGAATGTGATTGAACAAAGAATGAGCATGCCTGATTTCGTAGCATCATCAACAGTGGCGCGTTTTGATTTGGATTATTACTTACGCGGATCAGCAATGGAGCGCGCTCAGGTTTATGAAATATATAACCGCATTGGCGTAATGACCGCTGATGAAATTATGGAGAAAGAGGATATGGCACTATGAAACTGACAACACCAATGACCATCACTGCGGCAGATTCAGAATCTCGCACCATCACTGGAAAAATTGTTGCATTCGGTGAAACCGCAAATGCATCAACAGGGCGCGTGCAATTCTTAAAAGGATCAATTGCACCTAAAGATGTTTTTCTAAATCTTGAGCATGACCGCACCCGCAGAATTGGCAAGACACTTTCAATGACAATGAATGGTGACAAGTCAATTGATGCAACATTCAAGATTGCAAACACTACCGCTGGTAATGATGCCCTAGTTGAAGCAATGGATGGATTGCGTGATGGATTCAGCGTTGAATTAGCGGTGAATGATTATGAAATGGCTAAAGATGGAACAATGAAAGTTATTTCAGCCGATTTAACTGGTGTCGCATTAACTAGCGAGCCAGCAATTAGATCAGCCCGCGTTTCAAGCGTGGCTGCAACAGAGGATTCTGAAACCGAAACAAAATCGGAAGCAGATCAAACAAAACCAACCGAAGGAGAAAACAAAGTGTCAGACACTATTGTTGAAACACCTGCTGCATCTGCTGAAACAGTAGAAGCATCATTATCAGTTAAAGCCACTGGCAACATGCCAATGGTTTACACAAGTGTAAGAAATCCGATCAAAACAACCGCGGATTATCTTTATCATTCAATTCAAGCAACTCGCGGTGATCATGATTCACGCGAATATATTGCTGCAACAAATAACTCAACAGGTGATAATCCTGGCTTGATTCCAACTCGCCAACTATCTGAGGTAGTCAATGGACTTGCTGACAATGTTCGCGCATCTATTGACTCAATCTCAACAGGCACATTGCCTGATGCGGGGCTTACATTTGAAATTCCAAAAATCACGGTGCTGCCTTCAGTAGCAGTTTCCGCTGAGAATGCTGCAACACCAAATGTTAATTTGGAGAGCGAATATATCCAGGTGGATGTTAAAAAATTCAGCGGCGCACAGATCATGTCGGTAGAATTACAAGACAGATCATCTCCAGCGTTTGTGACAGAAATTCTTTCAAATCTCAATTCACAATATGCACGCGCAACAAATGCGTACAATTCAGCACAGATTTTGGCTGGTGCAACCAATACTGCATTCACACTTGCTGGTGCAACAATGACAGCATCCGAATTACTTGATTGGGTATCAAAAGGCGCAGTGAGTGTTTATGCAAACACATTCCGCTTCGCTGATGCAATTGTTGTATCTCCAGGAATGTGGGGAACAATCATGGCGATGAATGTTGATGGTCGCCCAATTTACAATGCATTACAACCACAAAATGCCGCAGGAAATGCGCAACCACGCAGCCTACGCGGATCAGTCAATGGTATTGATCTATGGGTTGATACAGCACTGACAGCAGCATCATCAGTTGATGGTTGCATGTATGTCATCAATCGTGATGCCTACACCTGGTATGAATCACCAGTTTTACAACTTCGCACAAATTTGATCGACAATGGTCAAATTGGCGTAATGCTTTATGGATATGGTGCAACTGCAACCAAGATTGGTGCAGGAGCATACAAGTTCAACAAGGCTTAACAATCATGGGTGCATTCGCTCCCGAGTGCGCCCAGCCGTAGACAGAGAGGATCAGACATGCCAATCATTGATGCAGATGATTTACGCGCCGTGCTAGGTGTGTCTGATTCCATGTATTCGGATGCTTATTTAGATCAGATTATTGCCAGTGCTGAATCGGTGTTGCTGCCACTATTAACGGCGTACACATCAGCAATTGATTCTTATGAAATCAAAGATGACAAAATCAATTTCATTACTACTCGCGCAAATCTTTTTGTACAGGGTCAATCAGTTGTAGTGACTGGTTGTGGTGATTATGATGCAACTTACACAGTTGATGCACGGACATCTAATGTGTATGCATTTGCTGCAAGCGTAGATGCAGCCAATACAGTAATCACACCAGTCATCCCCGCTGGTCTAGCCGTGCTTGATGGGTCGAGTGCGGCTGAGATTTATGCAAACAATCCAGCAATTAAGAATGCATTGCTAGGACTTAGCACCGACATATTCCAGGCAATAATTGCACCTGGATCAAACATTGAGGGCGTTGATTTCGCCCAGACTATTTACCGCACTGGTAGATCAATGATCAATCGCCAATTTGGTTTATTAGCACCATTCATTGACACCGAAACAATTGCACAATGAGTGCTTCAATTGCCGAAGTTCGCGGAGAATTAGCCACTGCTCTTGAATCAATTGGGGCAACAGTTTATTCATTTGTACCTGAAGCGATCATCCCACCTGCATGTGTGATTGTGCCTGATTCACCTTATATTGAATCAACTCTCATTGGTAAAACTGCCGTAAATGTCAAAATCAATTTCACCATCACCGCCGCGGTTGCGTACAACTCAAACCCAGGTGCATTGGATAATTTAGAGAAGTTAGTTATTCAGATATTAGGCGTGATGCCTGATGGTTATGTGGTCGGAGATGTTCAACGCCCAACCATTACAAATGTAAACACATCCTCAATTTTAATTGCTGATCTATCGGTTAGCACTTATTACAACCAAGACATATAAGGAGAGAAATGCCAACCACAATTATCACGGGTAGAGATGTCACATTCACAATTGATGGTGACACCTATGATGCCCAGGCAACATCAGCAATTTTGACAGTTGCATCAACAATCAACACTTATCAGACATTAGATGGCAAGGCTTATTACACCACCGATTCTCAGGGAACATTCGCAGTTGAAATGTTGGCTGACTGGGGCGTTGCACCTGCTGGATTATGTGAATCATTGTGGATTGCTGCATCAAGCGCACCACAAACACCATTGGCAGTTTCATTAACTGCTGATACTGGTGCAGTGTTTACATTCAGCGTTCAACCAATTTTCCCTTCAGCGGGCGGTACTGCACCTGATGCACAAACAGTTTCATTGTCATTCACATGTGTGACAACGCCACTACTAAACGACTAATAAAAGGAGATCGGGAGCATGAAGTTACCAATAACAATTGAATATGGAAACGGGTCATCAGAAACCTACATTGCCCAGCCACCTGAGTGGGCAAAATGGGAATTGAAAACTGGCAACATAATTAGCCAAGCCCAGGACAAAATTGGAATATCTGATTTGATGTTTTTGGCGTATCACGCCATGAAACGCAACTCAGGTGGCAAACCAGTCAAACCATTTGAAGCCTGGTGCGAATCGGTGGCTGATGTGGTGGTGGGCGTAGATGACCCAAAAGTTTCAAACGCGGGAGCATAAATCGCTTATTAGTTGAGTTGGCACTTGCCACATCAATTCCAATGAGTGAATGGCAAACCGCGGAGCAGATTTTAACCGCAGTAGAGATTTTGAAGGAGAGAAATGGCGACTGATGCAATTGCCTATGACAAGGCTCAATTGCGTGGCATCATCAAAGCATTTGGTGCAATGAGTGATGAAGCAGTTGCCGAAGCCAAAAAACAATCTAATTCATTGGCTGACTATTTGCGCGGCAAGATCATTGATGCAGCGGATAATTTATTTTCACGCAAGGTCGCATCCCCTATTGCTTCAGGTGCGCGGGTTAGTAAGTCATCAAAGATTGGTGAATTGAGTATTGGATTCGCTTCACAAAAATTCAGCGGTGGTGGTACTACTCAACAATTATGGGGTGGATCAGAATTTGGTTCAAATAAATTTAAGCAATTCCCAGTGTGGTCAGGCAAACAGGGGCGCGGTTCAAAAGGTTGGTTTATTTATCCAACATTACGCCAAGAACAACCTCACATTATTGATCAATGGGAAAACGCATTTGACCGCATAATTAAGGAGTGGTGATGGCTACTGGATCACGCACCCTTAAACTCTCAATCCTCGCAGATGTAGATCAACTCAAAAAATCCTTAGCCCAGGGTGAAAAAGATGCTCAATCATTTGGCGACAAAATGGGCGACATTGGCAAGAAGGTCGGAGCAGCATTTGCATTAGCAGCCGCGGCAGCCGCAGCCTACGCAGTCAAAATTGGCATTGATGGAGTAAAAGCCGCCATTGAGGATGAGCAAGCGCAATTCAAATTGGCTAACGCGCTACGCAACGCAACTGGTGCAACTGATGATCAGATCAAAGCCACTGAGCAATATATTTCAAAGATGCAATTGGCTACTGGTGTTAGCGATACAGATTTGCGTGCAAGTATGCAGCGTTTATCACTTAGCACTAAAGATGTAAACGAATCACAAAAATTGATGAATTTGGCACTTGATGTGTCTAAGGGATCAGGCAAGGATTTGGCAACAGTCACCGAAGCCCTGGCAAAATCCTATGAAGGACAAGATGCAAAACTTGCAAAACTAGGAATTGGATTATCCGCAGCCGATTTGAAGGCAATGGACTTCACACAAACCCAGGTGGCATTATCAAATCTTTATGGTGGAGCAGCATCAAAAAATGCAGAAACATTCCAGGGGCGCATTGATCGATTGAAACAGGCATTTGACGAAGGCAAAGAAGCAATTGGCGCAAGATTGTTGCCGATCATTGAGCGTTTGATTGGATATTTGTTTGAGTATGGAGTTCCAATAATTAACAAATTCAAGGATGGATGGGAAGTCGTCAAAAAATCAATTGATGATAACAAAGAGAATTTCAGAGAGTTTATTGATTTGATGACTACTTATGTTTTCCCAGTGCTAAAAACAATTTTTGGATACTTGATTGATATTGGCGCAAAAGTTGCATCAGCAATTATCAGCGCATTTGGCACAATTTTGGGTGCCGTCACACCGATCATCAACTTCATTATTGATTCAATTAACGCAGTTATTCGCGGAATTAACTTGATCAAACCTGGTGCTGATATTGCTTATCTAAATGGAGTGGGTGGATTTGTAGGCACACCATTTGGTCAAGCCACTGGTGCTGCAACGACCAAAACTCCAACAGTTCAATCTCCAACCAGCGGGTCAGCATTTACACCAGTAACAGGTGGCGCGGGATCATCATTGGCATTACCTCAATCAGTTTTGGTAATGCCTAAAGTTGGCGCACCGATTAATACATTAGGCACTTCGGATGTGCGTGGTCGAGAGTATGCAGGATCAATAACAGTGAACATTGGCGTGGCTGGTGATCCCGAAGCGACTGCACGGGTTATTACTGAAACGCTGAATGATTCATTTTATCGCGGTACTGGTGGGGCAACTAATTTTAGGGTAAATGATAGATGAGTAATTGGAATCCAGTTTGGAGAGTTAAGATAAACGGCGTTGATTACACCAATGCAATTTTATCTAATTTAACAATTACATCAGGTAGATCAAACATTTATGAGCAAGCCCAGGCGGGTTACATCAACATTCAATTGATCAATTTGGATCAATCCCCTATTGATGCGCAGATCAATCAATCAATAACAGTTGAATTGCAGGATTCAACAGCCACATTTATCCCAATATTTGGTGGCTCAATTGTTGATGTTGGAGTGTCAGTCAGTGATGCAGGGGGTGTTGCCTACGCACAAACAATTTCAATTATTGCCCTGGGTGCATTGGCTAGATTACAAAAAGCATTGACCAATGGTGTGCTGGTTAAAGATGAAGATGGTGATCAAATTTACACAATTTTGAGCGCATTGTTATTCGCTCAATGGAATGCCGTGCCAGCCGCCCTAACATGGACTGCCTATGATCCAACGATTCAATGGAATAATGCATTCAACACGGGATTAGGCGAAATTGATCGCCCAGGCAATTATGAATTAGCACACCGAGCATCAGATCGGATTGATGTTTATCAGTTAGTGTCGGCCCTGGCAACTTCAGGATTGGGTTATTTGTATGAAAACGGGTCAGGTCAAATTAGTTACGCTGACAGCACGCACCGCACGATTTATCTTGCAACCAATGGTTATGTGGATTTAAGTGCAAATGAAGCCCTGGCAAATTCACTAAAAATACAAACTCGAGCGGGAGATGTTCGCAACAATTTGACCATCAAATATGGATCACTATCGACTAGCGAAGTGAGCGCATCTGATGCAGAATCAATTGCCGTTTATGGAAATCTAGCGCAAATCATTACAACTACATTATTTAATTCAGCGGATGCAACTGACCAGGCAGATTTCTATTTGTCGCTGCGAGCATTTCCCCAGGCAAATTTCAACACAATCACTTATGAATTAACTAACCCTGAATTAACTGATTCTGATCGAGATAACTTGATCAACATATTCATGGGCATGCCCGTATCAATTTCAGATTTGCCATTAAATATGAACTCAGGATCATTTATTGGTTTTGTTGAAGGCTGGACATTTAGGGCTGCATATAATCAAATTTCAGTAACCCCAACACTTTCACCATTGGCATATTCATTGCAAGCAATGAAATGGGATGATGTGCCAAGTGCCGAGCAATGGGCAACAATTTTATCAACACTAACATGGGAAAACGCCACAATAGTGGCATAAGGAGAAAACATGAGCAATCCAACAACCCCGTTTGGTTGGCAAATGCCGACCAGCACGGATTTAGTAACTGACCTACCAGCCGATTTTGAAGTTTTTGGTCAAGCAGTTGCCACATCAATGGCAGATTTATTAGGCGGCACAACTGGTCAGGTATTAAGCAAAACAACTAATGCTGACATGGATTTTACCTGGGTTTCAGCAAATCCTGGTGACATTACTGGAGTGACTGCTGGAACTGGAATTTCAGGAGGTGGCACATCAGGCACGGTTACCGTTACAAATGACATGGCAACCACAATTACTGCATCAGGTGACATTGTAGTTGGAACTGGATCAGGCACTTATGATAATTTGCCAATTGGCACCACTGGACAACTTTTGACTGCTGATACTAGCGTTTCGCCATACAAAGTAAAATGGGCAACTCCTGCTGCTAGTGCATCGGGTTTAACTTTAGTCAAACAACAAACTATTGGCACAAGCGTTTCAACAGTGACAGTTTCAAGCGCATTTAGTTCAAGTTATGACAATTACAGAATTTTAATAAGCGGTGGGTCTGGTGCAAATAGTGGTTCAATAACTAT